CCTTAACTCACGAGTCTTACGCTCCCGCTCTTCACGACGCTCTTTAAGGCTCTGAGTAGTCATCTATAACCCCTGCGGAGTGAAGGAATCTACTTGCTGGTTGAACTCACTTGGTGACTGACCGCCTGCTGAAGCAGCACCCTGCAAGAACCCTATCTGTTCATCACTTGCGTTACGAAGTGTGTTTGCGTTGAAGTTTCCAGTGTTTGTGGTTTGGTTTCCACCAGCACCAGCAGCAGACGGAGAGTTGAACCCAAACAAAGACCCCGGAACATTACCTTCAGGAGAGTTGTTGATGTCCTGAAGAACCTGATTATTCCCACCGCCGAACAAACCTTGCTCAGTAGCAAAGCCAATCGCAGACGGGTTACTCATAAAATTCAACTGGTTTGCAAAGTTCTGACCAGCCTGTCCTGCATTGATTTCAGCGAGACGCTGGCTTGCACTAAGACCACCACGAAGTATCTGGTCAATCCCTTCCTGACCTTGCCCAAGCTGTGCAGCGGCATACGGATTATTAGCAGCGTTTGCCTGACCAAGCCCGAAACCTTGAGCGTTAGTTAGGGAATAAGGGTTGAACTGAGTCTCTTGAAGTTTTTGCCTGTCAGCAGCATTTTGACCATAAGGATTTGCCTGAGCCATTCCTACAGCATTTTGCCCTTCAAATATTTGATTTAATTGGCTTGTTGTGCCACCCTGCTGCATAAATCCGTATGGAGACGCAGCACCGGCAGCAGCTTGAGCAGAACCAAGTTGCGCTCCTGCACTAGTTTGAGCAATCTGACTGTTATAACCACCTGCAATCCCTGCTATTTCTGTTTCAGATGCACCACGCAAACGAGCAGCTTCTATTTGAGCATTAGATTGGAGACCTGCGCTTTCTACCTGCGCCCCTGCTTGAGTTGCAGCAACACCCTGTTGTGAAGTTGACTGAGCAGCAGCAATAGCCTGTTGTGCTTCTGCTTGCACGTTCGCAATAGCTAAGTTTTTTGCGTTTTGGTCTAATCCAACAGCAGACTGAATTTTAGCAATAGCCTGTTGTGCATTAGAAGTGATTGTTGCTACGCTTGCCTGCCCTGCCGAAGCCGCTTCCGCTGCACCAACTTGCCCTTCTGCGGATAATGTCGCAGCTTGAATAGTTGCAGCGGCTTGCTCTTGAACACCTTGCAGATTCTGCCTAGCAATATATTGTTCAGCGTATCGGCGGGTACTGGCAATCTTCTTTTCGCCCTCTGCCCTGATAGCTGCCACTGCTTCCGCAGACATTCCTTGAGAAAGGGCTATAGCTGCCGCAGAGTCAGTTTCCATCTGAGTCATTTCAACTGCTGACTCTGCCTGAGCAACCTGTATTTGCTGTTCACTGATAAACCCATTTTGGACACCAGCAAGGTCAATCATCTGTGCTAAAAGAGGGTGGGATGAAGGAACAAGAACTGGCTCCCCAGTCGTAGGGTTGATTACGACATATCCTTCAGCGTCTAGCTGAGGAATCATAACCGTTGGAGACATGCCAAAACGCGACTCAAAGTTTTGGACAATATCGTCTATTGACTGAAACCCAGTTGCGCTAGTTTCGCCAGTTGGGCTTGCTGCGTTCTCGCCAACGACGGGGATTTTTTTTTCCTCTGTAATAAGTTCTTTCAGGGAATCAGGGATATATTCTTCGTTAAAATAATTTTCGGGGCGGAATAGGTTCTGCATACTGCCGCCGCCCTCACCGTAGTCCCCTTGCTCACCTGACGCACTGAACGGCTCAAATGCGTAAGTCTTCGTCATTGGGTTGTCGATTGAACCGCCTGTAGGGCCTTTGACTCCCCCGTCCCCGCCGCCAGAACTCGAATTAGCATTTAAAACATTAGACAACTCCTCTTCAATCTTATTGTTGAACAGGTCAGGATTTGTCTTGTAGTCGTTTAGCTTTTCATCTACATGCCCACTGGATTGGCGGTAAGTAAGGACTTGCCCAAGAGTTCTTGTTGGACTATCTTCTAATCTGGTTCGAGACCCTTCGCTTCCGGGGCCATAACGAACACCACCTGCTGAACCTCTTATTTCTGAGTAACCACGAGATTTAACTTCTTTTGAAGCATTTACATGGAAATCACGCAGGGCAATCCTAGCCTGCTCTCCATTAGGAGCCGAAGAGACAAGTGCATTAGCTATTAGTTCCATAGCGCGGGCAGCGTCCTCGCCGCCTGTTTTTACGGTTTTCCTGCCTCTTTCAGCCTCAACCCAGCTTCCTGTTCTCTCTTGAACATCTCCAGCGGCGATTGTTGCGTCTAGCAGACTCTCCCAGATTCTAGGGTCGGTAAACATGCCATGATTTTTTCGGTATTTACCTGATGAATATATTCTGAAATCATCATTTTTGATTTTGTTGGCTATGTCTCTAACACTGAGAGGCCCTCCGCTACCACTAGCACCGATGCCCTCCGGTATAGACTGAGTTGCTTTCTTGGCTGACGCAGATGCATCAGGTGTCCACGTAGGCTTGCGCTTGTCGTTAGGGTTAATGCTTTCAAGAGCAGTGATACCAGTTGCGCCAGTACCGGAAATTGTCGATGTTTGAAACGAGTTTGCAGCAGAAAACGGGATACCGTACTTTCCGAGTTCTCGCGCAGCCGTAAAGTCACTTTCAGCATTGACTGTGATTGTTGTCCAATTTATACCATCACCACCAACTCGCGCTGAATACTGAGGTGGGATGTTTACCTGTCGTGCCATTTATATGCTCCCTGTGGGACTAAAAGGCAGAGGCTTGATTTGAGCCTTCTTGCCTCCGGGGGGGTCAATCTTCGGTGTCTGAAGCCGCTTTGGAACAGTGTCCAAGAACCGCTTCACGACTTCATCGAACTGTACTACTGCGCCCTCTATCAGGACGTTCTGCTTCTTAGCCATTATCTGCCTGCCGGTAGGTTACTAGTTGGAACACGTCTTGGGCCACTACGGGCAGGGCTACTGATTTGTCGCCCCACCAAGTCGGACTCGGCAAGAGACCCCGGCATTACTGGCCTAGTTGTTGTTGGTGCGCCTGTTCCGGGTGTCTGAGGCCGAGTTCCAGCTTGGTTGCCGGGCGAGAAATTCCCAGCATTAGATAGTTGATCGCCCCCTTGTGTATCCATTACAGATTGAGCGATAGCATCAGCTTCACCCGGAGATGCGCCTGATGCTTCTACGATGCCTTCCAGAAGAGGAATGCGTTGCGCTGCAATACCCTGAAGAATTCCCTGAATGTTCTCGCTCTTGAGGAAGTTCTCTGCAAGTAGTTTGGATTGAACCTCCAAGGCATTCGAGACTCCACCCTCACGAAGGGCGGTGTCATGGTCAACAAATCCTTCGCGCCATCTGGTTGCCCAAAGGTTAAGGATTCTTTCTCGCTCTTCAGGAGCCGTAGGGTTGAGTTGCACAAAGTTGACATAGTGACCCCTGATGTCTTTAGGGCCGATTCCTGCTTCTACGGTTCCAGACTCAGTCTGACCCCAAACAGTAATCCTGTCCTGAATTACGTTTTCTACGATGCTAAGAATAATTTCGTTACGGTGCTGCAAGCCACGGTTAGAAGCATCGACGTATGCAGCAAAGTTGAGACGACCTATACCGGACAGTACAGCCGTCTCGTAACCTGAAGATGCGCCCGAAGGACGCTGACCACGAGTCACCGATGGTGCTGTATTCGCCTCAATGGCACTATCGAACATGTTCTTTGCCAGCATGATTGTCTGCGGTGGCTCAGGAACCTTCGGAACTTCTACTTCAATGTTCGGAGGAAGTACGTTCATCGCACCCGGAGCGGTGTCATATTGGTTGGCGTACTCATCAGCCATTCCCGGTGGGCCTTTGATGTTTGTGACTGGATGCGTTGCGCTAACAACGATGTCCAGATACTGAGAAGCAAGCTGCGACTCAGCCTGAATCATTTCAAAGTTACCATCCAAGATACCCATATACAGGTCTTCAGGGTGGTTGCCCATTGTTGAGATACCGGTCTGAGGCCAGTACATCGTCCACGGTCGCATTTTGTAACCGTGGTTACGTGGCTTCATTACCCACTGGCGGCCTGCCATGTAGGCAACCTGCGAGTGCGTCCATACTTCAATGAACTGTGAACGACCAGAGTTTGCACCTTCCCAGCCGGGGAAGTGAGCGTGTATCCACTCGTTGTCCACATCGAAGAAGTGAATAACCCATCGTGGGTCGTATTGATTATTGGTGTCCCAGATAACTGACTGAGGGTTCACTGCTTTTGTAGTGATAGGCCACTCAACAGATCGCCTGTTCATAGCTTCTTCAAGGTCTGTTTTGTATTGAGCAGAGTCACCATCTTCATCAGGTGGTTCTGGAAAGTCCGACCAACGGTTACCGATGAACTCAGTCTTCTCCCAAGCAACTCCATAAGACGCTGCATGGAAGTTTACTGTTCGTCTGGTTGGGGTTTCCTGTTCGAGTCGGTGAGTTGCACCACGCAGGAACTTTTCGATCTTCTCAGCGCGGGCTTGTCCTCTTGGGCCGGGAGGCGGGACTGTTATATCTACGAACGGCGGAGTGATGTGATCGGTAAGAGTCTTAACAACTGAGTGGGCAGTTCCAAGCCTGACCTTAGTGCCATTCTCTGTGGTAGGGAAGTCGAACTCACCCTTGATGTATTCATCAGCTTGACGGCATTTCTTCCAGAATTTCCCGAAGCGAATGCGACCATCTGAGATCATTCCCTCGACCCATGCCTCTGTGAGAGCGGGTTCTGATTGAGGGTTGGCACGTTCTAATTTGATCGTGTCTTCTACGTTGCCACGAGTTGGTGGCGTAGCAAGACTGGCGGTTGTTATTGCTGGTGAAACCATTTACAGAACTTTTTCCGATTCCAGAATACGCTGGTCTATTTCATCGTTGCGGTCGGAATGACGAGCCTCACGAGTTAGCCCTATATAGTCAAGTTTCTTACGTCGGTTAGATACAAAATTAGGCCTCAACGGCTCAATCCCACTTCTTGAATTATTAGGTCGCGTGCTTTGAGCATACTCCACAGGGTCGCATCCATACAAGGCAAGCACCTCAGCATCTGCCCAGTCATCGTGAGTACCACCCGCAGTTCCAAACACATGTCCACGGTTTGCCGTTTCTTTGTGCGTAGTGTCCATCAATTGTGATGTTAGCTTATTCCAGTGTTCTGGGAAACTAACTTGCTCATGTTCAAGGGCAATTCTATAAGGCAAGTACAAGTCGTGGTATTTTGCCACCGGTGAGAAGTTGAAGGCGATGACTGGAATTCCCTCAGCCAGCATTTCGTTGTACATGATGTCACGAGCGAATTGGCCTCCCAATCCTGTCGAGTCCATAACGATTTGTTTGAGGTTCCATCTTCGTGCTTCACTGCGAATAGTCTCCATCTGCAACACCCAGTCGGTCTTGAGAAGTTCTGTAGCTGATACGGATTCTCGTGTCTTGCGGTTTTTGACTATGAGTACCGTGGCATCGTTACTACGACCAAGGTCAAGACCGGCAACATATTCCTGACCGGGAGCAGGTTTTGCTAGTTCAACACCACGAGAGGCGACATCTACCTTGCGGAAGAACGCCCCAGCACCTTCAGGCTGGATAGCCATGTACAGGCGGTTCCAGTCATCCTCCATCATGGTTTCTTTATCTTCCATGATTTCGATTTTCTGGTCTTCAGTTAGTAGCGGATTGTCGAACGCTGTCCAACTAAATGCTTCTCGACGGCGAGAAGGAGCCTCTTTAGCCCTTCGGAAGTTGCGAGCGAACCAGTGGGCAGGGGAGACGGGCGGGATTCCTTCGATGAGCGCACGACCGGCTCTACCGGGACTTGATAGGGTCGGGCGAAGTTTGTTCCAGCCAATTTCTGCTATCTCCTGTGCTTCAGTGACGTGGAGGAAATCGAGACCAACTGACTGGAGAGACTCAGGGTTGTCCGCTGACTTGAGTTCCCAGAAGACAATTGGGCGAGGTCTGGTCTTTCCGTCACGACCACGGAGCCAACGTCCGTTTCTGTCCTTGAACGTGAGCCACACATGCAGTGCGTCTTCTTTGAATCCACTACCA